CCACGAAACAGTACACGAGTCAGCCTATATTGACGTTCCACATGAGTCATCAATACATGCCGAAGCATGCTGTGGACGTCGCGATGACCAGCTGACTCACAATAGGGACAGTCCATCCCCCCCCCCTCACGCTGATATCCCAGACAAACCGGACAAGCCAGACAAGGCATTTCCAGACGATGCCACCGGAGCATCACCACATTCGAAAACCGCCCATGTCACTTTGACCAAAGAACCCCCCGCAGTCTCTTCAAGCTCGTTCAGCGTGAACCACAGCTGCAGGGCCGTGTAATCGAGGATCGTATTCGCCTGCGTTGCATTGAGTGAAATCGTGTTCTCGCCCCATGAACCATCCGCTGGTGTAAATGTTTTGGTTGCGATCGGCGTACTCGTGCTGACCGTCGTGTCGTACAGAGCGTAAGTGAGCGATGGAACCGTACCATCCATCGCAATGTCTTCGCCTGCCGCGTTGACTTTGACGACGTGTGCTGTCGCCGACACGGGATCGGTCACATTACTCAAACTGACTTTGAACGGTCCTACCGTGCCACCACCACCACCGTCCTCAGCCCGGTTGTAATCGGACGTATTCGCCGTCGTTTCATCCATGTTCAGATGCGACGGACTCGCAAGACCATCCGAATCGGTCCAGCTACCAGCTGCGACCACGCCATCTGGGCGAGCATACTGTGTCATCGGTCATTGCCTCAGTAGTACAGAATGTTGACCGTGCCTTTTACGCTTGTCACTGCTGCCAACGTAATTGTGACCGCCGCACCCTTCGCCCCTATGAAAACAGGTGAATCTCCGTCACCAATCGGCCCTGCGCCACCTTTTGTGACAAAACATTTCCATGTATCGGTCCCATCGGTGATCGTCAGTGATCCCGCTCCATCGTCGTCATAAGAAAAAAGGATACGAGCAATGACCCAGGAATGGTCCGCATCTGCAGCGATCGTTTTTGTAGCTGCCGTATTGTCCGAATCGGGATTGTGTTGAATCTGGTGATATGTACGGCTCGTTGAACCGGGAACTAAGGCCATCGGTTATTCCTCAATAATCAGGTATTCGAGTTCCACTGCAGCCGTATCTGCCAAGGCAAACGGTGTGTTTGTTCCCAGACGCATAGGGCCGGCAACTTCACCCGCCTTCAGTTTCAAAAACGCGGAAGCATTATCGCCATGAGTGATCACTACGAAATTCGTCGGATCACGGTTGTAAAACATCGCCCAGCCCAGATTCGTACCGCCCGTGGTCACATCACCTATGACGAGAGCCTCGTCGGCAGAATTACCAATCGACTGGACATGATGCACCACCTGCTTCCCCGTGGAATCGATTTCCGCCACCCCCTTGTTGAAGGTGACGGAAGTCTTTCCATCGTCGAATGACAGACGACCTGCGACCGTGATTTCTTTTGACATGAGTCACCTGGACCCTATTAAACGATGAGAATCAGGCAGCGACAGTGATGGCATTAAAGTTCGCCGAAGTGCTGGAGCCTTCGTTGACATAAGCCGATGTCGCATCACCGCCATCAGTTTTCAAATACAGACAACCGGTGGCGTATCCTGCAGCCGCATCTGAAGGCACGGACGTGCCGTAAGCGAGAAGGATTCCCACACCTGGGACTTCGATAATAGTTTCTTCCGCTGAATGCAGATCGAGTGAACGTGCCATTTTTTTATGCTCCTACCCTGAGTAAGTGACCGGATTGAACTCTGTGAACCTTACATACCCAACAATTCTGAAAGGCTTTGAGGAACACGTCTTCTTCTGTGCATTTCGGCGTTCGCACCACCCGGTGCGGGAAACTGATTGCCTGCTTGGGCCGGCTGATTCGCGCCCGACATGAGTTGCTGCAGCAACAACTGTGACCGACTGGGATTTATCGGACCCTCGAACGGGGGATCCGGTGCCTGAATACGCTGCGGCGTCCGCGTCATCCCTTGATACATTCGAGACGGATCTGGAATGGTCTGAGGCGTGACCCTCAGTCCCATCGGAATTTCTTGACTGGTATCCGGAGAGTTCCGTCTTAGCTTTCTTCGATCCTTCCGACTCAGTGGCGTGAAAGTTTCCTGACGGGTGCCGATCACGTTTCCAGCCGTATCGTATAAAGGCTCTGCTGGACCTGTCATTTTTGTTCGATTCCGCTTCCCTTTTGTCCTTCTCTTCTTTTGGCTTTTTCTTTTGGGTGTACGGCGAGCCGCAGGTGCGGTGTCCTCACCACCAGTCAGCAATTCAATCATCTTTTGAATGTCCATGTGACTATCCGCTGTAAGTGACCGGATTGAACTCTGTGAACCTTCCACCGTCGTCCCTCGCACGCAACCAGCCTTTGCGACCGTTCAGGTTTTTGCCGAGGAACTCTGGAATCGCATGCGTTTCGTCGTGCTGTACTGCGGCCCGCAACCGGGTCCGGTAATATCCGTCGGCACTGGGGTCCAGAATCGCCAGCATGGACGACAGGAGCGTCTCTACGAGCGGGCGACCACCATATCCGAACGGACGGGTCGTTTCGTTCATTTCGACCGGTGTGACGTCCATCAGGCCGTTCAGCGTGTAATTCGCGTCCGGGGTCGGCCACAACATCAGTCGCCGGCCCTGTGAATTCAGACCCGCGTCATCTGTCCACTCCTCCGCAAATCGCTCTGGATAACTCGATACGTCTGTGTTGATCGAACGCCACTTCAAAATCTCTTCCGAAGATGACTTGAAGACCGTGCTGTACCCTGAATCTGAACTGTCGAAAGCCAGATTGCCCACAATCCCACCACAGTCGTCAGGCAGAGCATAATCCGCTTTCGAACTGGTGGTCTGCAGAGTGAACCGCGTGCGAAGGAATTTCCACTTGTGTGAGTACCCGTCCGACAGATCGTCGAGGAAATAAACCCGCATCGCACCGCGGTTGATTATGTCGTGATAAAACTCCGTCGCACCCGATTCCCATGTATCCGGATCGGGACCAACCTCCGGATCCAGACGGCCCAGCTGGCTCTGATACCAGCGGTATGAACCGTAATCCGGTCTCTTGCGTGAATATGCTCGTCCGACCATGTCAAATCCCCATTGTGGCTTTCACGGCCTGGTCCGCAGAAATACTGGCTGCAAGTCGTTCCTGATACTTCTGCGCATACACGCTCGATTCGTCGTCCAGCTTCCGCTCGGCTGCGGCCTGGCACGCTTTCATCAACGTGTCACCGTGCAATGCACCGCACAATGCATATCGATTCGTGGGACTCAATCGGTTCGGCACGACACGGTACAGGTATGCAATAGTCAATGTGGCATCTGGTGTCGGATACAGAACCAGTTCGAACCTGCGGCCAATCGATGCGTCGAACCCGGTTTTTTGACGCCAGCAAATGTATTCCGGAGTACCAGACGCATCGTCCCTCGCCTGTTTTCCACGGAATTCCTTCTGGCTGATGAATGTCAAGTTCTCATAATCACTTCCCTTCGCGTAGGTCACTGAATTGTCGAGAAACTGCCCGAAATTTTCAGGCAGATCATATGATTCGTCAGCAGCAGAGAGTGCCTGAGTGGTTCGTTCCAGCAACCAACTCCAGACGTAGTACGGTTCCTGGCCGGCTGGCGGTGGCGAACAAAACTCCCGGTATCCCTCGTCGATGCAGTCCTGAATGTCCTGGAATCCATCTGTCAGCGTATCTGTCCGCGCCTGCACCAGAACGAATGCCGTGGCACCACTCAGATTAACCGCTGTGTCGATCGTCGCCGTTGTGTCGTTCGTTCTCGCTGTGACCGCATACAGCGTTCCCGCAATGTTTATCGCCGATGTGCCGGTTGTCGATGTGCCTACCCAGGACGGGAAAACACCACTCGCAAGCGTTATTGTTGTAGATGATCCGGACGTCGTCAGCGTGCCGGTCGAATAGGTGGACCCGTAGCCCAGCTGGCGAGCCAGTTCCCGGCACAGAATCTGATAGTCCACGGATAGTGTTGGTTCACCCATCAGTTACACCATTTCCGGCTGACGCAGGTCTGATTTGTCAACCACTCTGTATTTTCCCTCGTCCATGTCCGCTGTTCGAACATGGACTTTGTCGATGTGCTTCCCACCCGGTTTACGCACGAATTCAACGTCTTCTTCACCTTCGACCGTGACCAGCGAAAGTGGCGTACCCGGCTCCATGTCGTGCCAATCGGCCATCAACGGATTTGGGTTGTTACGTTTCCATCCGACGACCAGCTGTGCCAGATTTCGAATATCCAGATTTGCCCCGAAAGGCTTTAGCAAATGCTGTATCTGCACAACCTCATCAATCAACGACTGCGGAATTTCGGTCAGACCATCAATGCCCAGCATGTGCCGCACATTTCCCGCCATTCGATTGTCCTGAATCCTATTTCGATCCGACATAGCTGCCTCCATTCAAAATGTATCTGGCGAATTTCGTCTCGCTTCCCCCTGAAAAAAAAAGCCGCGCCCGGTGGAGGGGGCCAGGCGCGGCTACGCGACCGAGACCGAGACTGACCGTGAACCCCGGCGATCATCAAGTCCCGGCCACGCGGTGTGACTCAGTAACCGCCCCGACCGGTCTTCTTGGTGCCGCCTGAACTGTTTCCAGTCTTGCCGCCAGTCGCCTTGCAGACCTGATCGGCCAGATTCTGTGCCATTTTCTGACTGCCGTCTTTTGTCACTTTCGGCATCGCGTGACTTTCCTTGCTGCCTTTACCCATGACTCACTCCTTGATGAGATGTAATTCGAATGAAAAGGCAGTTCTGAAGGCGTACCCAGGCCGGGAGACAGTGCAGTTGACGATCAGATGATTTCCTGACCAATACGCACCCAGTCGATTTCCGCACTACCAGGAGTCGATGCCGAAGCGTTCAGCACACCGAAAACGAATCCCAGATTGACATCTGCCGGGAAGTCCGTTCCTGTGGCGTTCGGAACAGTCTTTGTGGCACTCGCGACTGCCTGACCGTCCTTGTACATGGTCAACACATCGGTAGAAGTGTCGAACTTCATGCCCAACTTCACATAGGTGTCGGCAACGACTGTCACGGCATCTGCCAGAATGTCCTCCTTCGCAACGCCATTGGCGCGGTACACCGCATCAAATGTGTCGCCGTCACCTTCCAGGTTATGGAATCCGACAAAGTTGTGATCTGCCAGCGTTCCATCCGCCGCAATCGGGACCGTCGCACTCAGAGCAGTGCCGTCGCTCATTCCGCAGACCACACCGATCTTCGAATCGGTCAGTGCCGATTTTTTGATACGGGCTTCAAAAATGACGTTGCCCTTGCCGGAACTGATCCGGAATGCCTGATTCTGCAGACCGATCGATGCACCTTCGTCGTCTCCGTCCGAAGACAAGACGAGGGTTGATCCATCTTCCTCACCGCTGGTAACGGACCCACCGGTACTGGCAAAACCGTGAAAATCACCAAACGCCGCTTCTGCGCCAGCCGGCACGTTCGGCGATGCTGTGAAGTCATTGAAATAGACAATGCCGTCACAGCGTTGATTGTCGATGTCATCCCACGGAAATAACTTCCACAGATTTCGACTCGGCAGTCGAGTCGTATCACCGAGGTTCCGCAGCAGTCCCATTTGATTAGTCATGATAGTGATCTTTCTTTTCCACGACCCCCGCCGTGGGGTTTGCCCTTCTGGGCCGGGTTCCGCGCTCCCGCACGGTCTTTTTCGCCGGACCACCAAAGACCGGTCTGGAAAACAGGGGCCGGCCAGAGTAGCCGGCCCCCGTCTCTCTCAACTCTCGTATCAGGCACCTGTTGCGAACAACGCACACCGACGACGGTCGATGCACATGTACTGGTAGGACAGGTCCACAAAGATGCGGTACAGGTTGTGCTGATTCGGAACTTCCTTCGCTTCGGATTCGCGGAGGAAATCGCCTTTCAGACACACCGGGTAAAAGACCGAATGGTCGATGCAGTAAACCGGGGCCGACGGTCCCGTATACACCGACGTGTCGTCCAGCTGTGGCACCCAGATGATCGGGTGACGACGGAACACCAGCTGCATGTCGACTTCGCCGACATCGTTACCTTTGCCGGCCTGAGCCGGGGCCAGGTCACGACCGAGGTTCTCGTTCTGGGCTTCACCAATGTCTTCAAACGACGCGACGGTCGCTTCATTGGTGTACAGCTGCATCCGCTGGCCCTTGCCCTTGCGGTAATCCTGCATGCTGACCGGAGATTTCCAGCCAACCTTACGCATGCCAGTCCGCATCTTCTTCAGGAGATCGGCCTTGGACACATTCGTGTACTGGGCCGTGTAGTTCTTGAAGTTCGGGTGATCGGTCAGACTCACGCCAGCGACCGTGGTGTGATCACTGGGCAAACCACCGTTGAAACCAGTCGTCGCGTTGTACACGATCCAGTACGGAACACCGTACGGAAGAGTCGTGTCTGCAACGGCCGGTGCCGACCAGGCTTTCGCTTCCAGTTCCTCTGCGAGCGAAATCAGTGCGTCCGCTCGACGAGGTTCAACAACATTGAAAACCGCAGCACGGCCGCGATTCATCAGAATGTCGCTCTGGTAGATGAAACCCCATTTTGACTGGGCATGCCGCCAAGGCACACTCATCTGAACCATCAGGTCCGGAATGTCGTACGTGTCGGTATCGAGCAGACCAACGTGACTGGCCTGGTTCGACAGCTTCGACATCAGATTTCTCTGAATGCCGTTACCTGACTCGATGATCACCTTTTCCTTCTTCAGCCACTTGCTGAGAACCGGATATTCCTGCAGATTCTGTGCGATCTGCTGAAAATTCAGCGGACCAAGATCCTTGAGTGTACCGGCGACGAAATCCTGAATGTCGCCAGCAAGAGTTGCAGTAGCCATGAATCAATTCCTTATCTGTGATGACCGTCATCACCTCTGAAACAAGCGGTGCTGATCCGCGTTGTGAGCGGCTCGCTCACGCGGATCCTTCGGCACTTTTTGCGTATGCGTAGGACGGGACGTGATTTGACGCCCGTTCTGCTGCATCTGATATTTGAGGTTATTACGGGCAGCGGTTTTTGCGTGTTCGCCGAACGCAGCCGCGGCGGCTGACTCGACAATCCGTGGGTCGTCGTCACTGGAGAAACCAAAATTCTGCCAGTTCGCAGCAAAGTTGAGTGCGATCCGGGATAGACGATCCCGGTTCTGGTACTCGACCGTGTTCTGATCCATTTTCGCGGACGGACCTTCACCCAGTAGCGATGAATAGCTCTCTGGAAGTGCCTTCAGCGACGTGTCGAACCAGTCAACAGCCTTCTGCGCCTGGCCCACCTGGGCCTGTTGAACAACATGCTGCAGCTGCGTCTCAAGTGCCTGGCGTTGTTGCGCAGACTGACTCGACACGGACTGCAGATTCTCCTGAAGTGCCTGGTTCTGACCAATCACCGCTTCCAACGCCTCGATCAGCTTGGGATCGAAGTTGTCTTCCGCCATGTCATCCAGAATCTTCCGCACATCGTCAGGCGTATCGCCTGACTCCGGAGATTGCCCCAGACGCCGCTGTTCCTGCAACGCCTGGTTGAGCAGACCAATCTGCTTATGGACCGCAACACGCAACGCATCTTCAGAACCAAGGGTCTTTAAGTCGTTGAGGTTGAATCCAAGCTGACCAGCCTGATCCAGCAATTCAGGAGAAAACGTCTCCCAGTCGGCTTTCGCCGGCGTCTCAGCACCCGTTGTCGGAGTGCTGGCATCGGATGATTCCTCATCCGGTATATCAGTTGTTTCGTCGCCCCCATCTGAGTCATCCGGGGTAAAGTCATCGACCGTGTCCTGAATGTCGTATTCGCCACCAGACGAAGACGAATCCGTTTCAACACCGTCACTGCCAGTTTCTTCAACCGCATCATCAGTCGGTGACATGTCCTGTAACGCCATTTTGCAGCCTCCAATGAAAACAGGGACCAGCGCAACCGCGCCGGCCCCTTGAAGACCGCGACGTTATTCAAGGCCGTCTCGTCGATGATCAGTCGACTGTGGCCCCTTGCGACCGACGTGGTTGCGTCAGTCCCTTATGTCAGTGTCTGTCAGTCAAACATTCGTCTCTCAATTCAATGTATGAGGCGGATACGCCTCACTTGTGAAATGTTCCTCCAGCACACTCGCTAAATACCACTGATCCTCAAGAGACACATTGCTGAGAACCACACCGTGGCTCGGAAAAGCCCCCACCAGCAAAAATGGAAAGGGCAGTTCATCCATCAGCCTCCTCAGTTCCGGAGGCATCTTCGGAGTCGTATCCTCGGTCATATTTCTCATATCCCCCAGGCTGAGGGTCACTGTACCCACCGTTTCGATCTACCAACGCATGCGCTGAACAGTATTTCGCACGCTCCGACCGATCGTTGAACTTCACGCACCCGTCATCCCGGTACTCTACGGATATCCCGCAGGACCGATCGAATTCCATCATTTCCGGTATCTGGTCCGGATGGACGCCAGCTGCATCACTCCACATCGGCCACCCGGACGACGATTGCCCGAATACTCCCACATCCAGGGTCGAAGACTTACGCTTGCGGCTACGGGTATTTCCACGGACTTCCGTTACCTTCCCGTCCTTGACCGTGGTCACCCGATATGCCATCGCTTCTTACCTCTATGTTCAGGCGGAACAGATCGAAAATGCACAAAAAAAGACGGCGCAGGGAGAACAGGGATCCCTGAAACCGTCTTCTGTCAACATCTACGATGCAACGCTGGGAAGTAGCTATCTTCCAAACGCTGTCCCGCGTGAATTCAAGTTGTCACTGCTGATTAAACCTTCCGTTGGTTCGGTGGTCAATATCGATTCCCAACCCAGAAAAATCCGGACACTGTGTCCCAATCTTATTCGTTACGCCTTCCGCGACGACTGTACCATCTCACCCGTAACAGCACCGCCGCGACGATAATCACAAATGGAGCAATATCAACCATCGCTTCAGTCGTCGACATGCCAATCCATTCTCATGCTTTTCTCTCCGTCAGCCCTTCTATCGTCCAGACATCCACATCTGAGTCTGTCTCGATCCAGACCCTCGCACCACACGACAAGGGCTTGTCCGGACTGTACACCACCACGCTCGGACCATTGATCATTACAGAATGACCATACCGGTTCTCTTTGTACGTCTTGACCGTGATTACCGGCTCGTTTGCACCTGTCTTGTGATTCGACTTGATCCGGTGCTGGTTGATGTGGATTCTCTTTTTCAACGGTTCGCCCTCCAATGGCCACCATATTCAGAACATCACGACTGACCTGGATTCCCCAACGCAGTCGCCTCACTCATCATCGATCGCTCCGCACCACCACGACTCGGGCCGTTCGAAACATTGTGCCGAATGTACTCAGTCGGCTGTTTCGGACCCGGCATCGACATCCCGCCACCACCTGCTCCACCACCTCCCATCTCCGGTTCATCACGCAAAGCTACCAAATCCATCAATTCAGGAAGATCAGCGTACTTCGAAATCAACTTCACCAGCTTCTCTGTATCACCAACCAAAGTTCCCATCTGCTGGCCCGGCATCACAACTGTCTGCCATATCTGAAGCAATTCCTGAACTCGCTGCTGCGGACTCTTGTCCTGCATCGAAAAAGGCTCGATATCCAGAGAATACAGATCAATGTCCACACCCTCGCGAACGTCCACCTCGAAACCCATCGCGTCTATCTGCATCGGCCAGCTGCTCTCCAGCTGCATCCCCGATATCTCATGCACCAAATCCAGCTGGATCGTAGGGGATTGCCACATCCACCAGAAAATATCACGCACAATCTGCTTCACAGACTTCAATACCTGACCCTGCATCGACTGCAGCCGAGCATTCGAACTCCCCTTGATGATCCGCTCCTGACCAAGTGTGTCAGCCTCACTCCCCAATCCGGCCAGCGCGTCCAGATTACCCATCACATACGACGTCATATCACGCATGTAACCAGCAAAACCCAGTATCTGCTGGTCCGGACCACCAAACCGCATTTCCTTCACACCCTGCGGATTCTGAACCGGAATCGTATCCCCATCCTCAGACTTGATGATCGTCGATGCATCGTCAATCGCCGCTGGCAACGCATATGTCACCGTCTTCTGACGACTCGCCTGCTCACCCAGCTTCACGAACATCTTGTTGTCCAGATCATGAACATCCATCCAGTTCATCACAGGCGGCAATGGCATCACGTTGTTCAATACCGGGTTGAAATGCAGCAGATGATACGGACTCTGACCACGACGACCCTCAATTACCCGATCAGCTAATGCCTTCGAACTGCTCTCAGCATAAGTCACCATCCGCTGCTCACCAGGTATCCAGATGTCCCATAAATCCACGTACGGGACAAATTCACCGTCATCGTCCACTGAATCAGGACCGTGAGCAACCGAACCACTGTCGTCCTTACCACTGAACATCCGATTCTTGTCCGACGACAGTTCCGATCGAACCTCCTCGTCAAATGCCGGATTCTCCATCGACCACTCCAACGGCCGGCGATACGTGTGACCGCAAAACTGAACCTGACGTGGATCCCACTTCTTTGCCGTCGTGTCATGCACCCAGTCGGCAAACGGAACATGCTCCGCAAATACCTCAGTGTCCGTCACCCACTCGTCGTCCATCTCAATCATCTGGGTCGCATCAACACCCACCTTCATGATCCCAACCGAAAATAACGCCGACATCACAAACATCTTCAATTCAGCACCGAAATCCATCTCGTCAAGCATCCTGTTGATCGCCTTCTCCGAATCCGCCAAAGTGTGCCGCAAACTGCTGTCACGAGTCGTCACCAGAACCTGTGGCTCTTTCGCCGACAATTGCTGCAACATCGTCGTGACGGCAATCTCCATCATGTTCACAGGGATCGAATCGTACGAACCCTGATCACCGTAATGACGACCCACATACTGACGTAATGCCTCCACTTCCTCATCACGGAACCGCGACAACGACTTCCGAGACGACTCCACAGCCGTCTTCAGCTTCTTCAAATTGTGCTGTTCCATCGACTCAGCCCTCTTCGTTCGAAGACAATTTCATTTCCAACTCGGATAACCAGTGTCCAAAAGCACACAACTGCGGGTACTTCGACGCAAACTCCGCAGATGCTGACTCGTTCAGCCACCTGACACCATGCTCCAAATCAGCCTGAATCGCTGAATGCCATTCATCACACACAGTCTCAATCATTTCGTGAACCGAATCGGTATCTTCGACTTTTGATGGCATCACATCACTCTTTACTGCCACTGCTTGATGAGTGTTTCAATCCCGGCAAGGGTTTCACGAGCGTCTGACACTGCTGCAGCAGTTGCTGACTCTCGGTCTTCAAGAGACTTGATTCTGCGAGCAAGCTCGGCATTTCCCGGCACGCTGGAATCCCGCATTCGTCCGACGAAACCGAACCCCTCCCGGACCAGAACGCCAAAGAATGCAACCAGGGCCAACGAGAGGGTAAGGATTTCGCTGTCATTTCCAGCCTCACTGAGAATCGGGAATACTTCCATCGATCGCCGCCACAGAAATTGAATTAGGTCCAAGGGTTCCAGTAGGACTTGACCGACTTCTGATGATCTCTCTCTCGGGCCGCTGCTCGACGTGCTGAAAAACAATCCACCGGAACACGCTGAACAGGAGTCTCTTCCTTCCAGACCGGCAAATCACGGACGCCCCACCACGCTGCACCTGTCGCTATCGCCATGTCACCGTGAGCCTGACCACGCGCACCCTCGTCCTCATCCGCCTGCGCACGAGCCTGTACCAACTTACCGTTCCGGTAAAAGTAGTTCCCCATCTCTTTCAAGCAAAGACGACTTTTGACCTTTGAACGACCTGTCTTGATTCCAGCCTCCAATGTCGTCAGCAACTCACCACCACCATCACCGTTCCAATAGCCCGGCCGATCCGTCGAAGACCGGTAACTCTTCTTGCCACGCTTCTGGAAATACAGCCGCGGATAACCCAAACGTACCAACTCCTCCATGAATAACGTACCAATCGGACCGTTCGCCTCCGGCACAAAGTACGCCTCACTGAACCATAAACCAATGTGACGGGCCAAATCCGCAAACGCCAACGGATTCACACGGTTGCTGCGCCACTCAAATACCTGCTCACCTGTCTTACGGTCGAATACCGCCAGACAGGAATAACTCGAATAACTGCCGCCAGTACCTGCAGCAATGTCTGCACCCATCACGTAATCACTCTCAGGAGGATTACCGTCCACCAGAATACACCACAACTTCGCCTCGCCAGGCAACGTCCAGTCCCACTCCCAACCATCACCACCAGTACAAGGCAACAAAGTTCCCGTCTGATCCGGATCAGGACACGTTCGCAATGCATCCTTCAATACCGCACTGTCACACAGCTGGGCCGTCGCACCAGTCACATCCCGGTCCAACTCCGCTGCCAATGTCTGACGATTCACGCCCGCTCGACTGCCCTCGTAGTCGTAATACAACGACCGAACCGTGTCGTCCAGCTGGAACTCGTACTCAGCACCAGAACGGTATGGGTGAGAATAACCACCACCAGGCAACTCGTGATCACGCCAGAACGCTTCGTCCAGTATCTTCAAACGACCGTGATCCGTCGTGTACAAACCACGAGCCTTGTCCACATCCTCAGACCAGTCAATCTCAATCACCGTCACAGCCGCGTCAGCGTCCTGCCACGCCTCGTAAAAGGCTCCGCTCGCACCACGCTCACGATTTAATGTACTCACCATCACACGAGAACGTGTCACACCAATCAATGAATCACGGGCCGCATAGTCGTCTCGGAAAAAATGAGCCTCGTCCATCAAAACCCACTTCTTACGGTCACCACGGAAGATGTTCGGACCAGTCGCTACCCCATGCAAACTCCCACCACTCCGGTGAAACTCGATCGTGTGCTGACTCACATTCCGAGTGTAATCACCACTCGTCAGCATCCAACACGGTAAATGATCAAGGAAAAACTGAACCTTCGAAAACAAACTGCCAGGACCGTTCGAATCAACACTGTCCTCGTCACGACTCACAAAACCAATGTGCGCACCGTGAAACAGCATGTCCCACACTGCTATCGCTACGCACATCCACGATACACCAGTCTCACGACTCTTCGGTGCTATGATGTCGCGACGACCAAGCGAATCAAGCATCTCGCCCATACTGCGGATCTGATAACCACGAGGAACAAACGGCAATGTACCGCTGCCACCCTCGTAACGATCAAATCGCTCCCACTCAGCACATGGACGTACCTCCTGCAACCAGCCAAATACACCAACGAAAAACAAACAGTCCGACTCGCAAGCATCCAGCAAACCAAACCGGAAATCCTCGTCAGTACGAGCTAAATCGTACAACCCACGACGAAAATGAAGATTCGATGCCAACTCGCGGGGAACCAGATCAAACATCATATGTACCAATCATTCGGCTCAGACTCCTGAATCATCAAGCGGATCACCTTGTCCGTGTCCTCAACCACATACGGCAAACTACGCAAATCTAAACCGCAATCACCGCAAACCTTCCTCGCCTGAGTATGCATGTGATGCTGAATACCACAAACACAATCCACCCGATGATGCTTACGCAACGAATTTCCATGAAACTCAGAACGCTTCTTTCGCTCACCCATCAGCTGTTCTCCCGGTAAACACCCAACCCCTCTACCTGTGCATCCAGTTGACGCCAACACGCAAATCGCTCAATCAACTTCTCAAAACGACCAAAATCACGATCCAATACCTTCTGCTCCTCACCCTCCTGCTCACCCCTCGCAACAAACTGACGCTGCTGCGAATAGAAATCCTTACGGTTCTCAACTGCCCATACCAACATCGACCAGCTGCCATTGCACGGAGCATCCGACGGACGAACACTACGCTTGTCCAGATTCTGGGCCACCCACTCCAATCGCTCACCGTAACTGCTGCTCCGGCCCTCACCTGACTCTAACTCCACACTCGCCTCGTCACGACTGATCGAAAACGGCCAGTCAGGAACCACAACCTCACGCTCACGGTCCCGACGCTCACGATCAAACTCAATCTCACGACGCTCACGACGACGTGCCTCACCTACCGTCAACCGACTGTCGTCCGATTTGACAACCACACGGTCAACAGCTTCCGGAACAGATCGCAATACACCACCGTCCAGATAACGGTCTCGACAGTCCAGCCACGACTGCAAAAAACCATCCTTCTGCTTCCAACCATCACCCTTCACGTACGCCAACTCACGGTCGTCACGCCAATCCATCGCAGATGACAAAAATACCTCACCCGCGTGAGCCAGCAACGTCCGAAATGATCCCCGACCCCGCTCCGTCTTCACGTCGACCACGCGCATAATCACAATCCTTGCCCAGAAAATGCAAACTCGCCCAACGCCACATGATTACTGTCGCACGAGAACGGTCACTCTGTAACCCCAACTCACCCAACAACGACAAAACCTGACCCCGAACATCCTCGAATCGACCCATCATCCCACATCGACGGAACTCAGATACCAACGAACCACGCATGTAACACTCCATCGGTGTCGATAAATCTAACTCCAGTAACTCCGTAATCACCCGGTCTCGAACAAAATGACCTACCGATACACCACTCTCAATACAATCCACATCATACATCACCTGACGACTCACCGGCTTCCCATGCAAATATCGTAACGTCATCTCCATGTTCCGATGACGAAGAAATGAAGCCACAGTCGGCAAATCCTCGCCACGAGCTACCATCATCGTACCAGCTGTGTGACGACCATTGTGCAACGATAACTCCCGACGACGAGACTCAGGCAAACAACTGATCGCCTCGTCCTTGAACCACCGCCACAACGTCTTACGACCAGGACGCTTCCGACTACGCGGTGTCAATATCCACGGATCACACAAATCAGCACCAGCAGACAAACGACGGTTCCGATACCAAACCAATCGCGAAAAACAATGCTCGTCAGGGATCGGAACGTACTCAGAATGATCCTTACGCAAACCCCGGAAACCAGCCTTCCGACACTTGCCACCAACCACACGCACATACTGCTCCTCAGCACAGGCACCCACACTCACGTCACTGATGTCCAGAAAATTGATCTCACTCGCCCGCAAACCCATCACAGCACTCAATAACAAAATCTGCTCCACCTCAGCACTGCGACTCGTCAAACCACTCTCAGCATTCGACTGAGATACACCCAGACATCGAACCATCTCGTCCTTCGTCAATACCTCCGGACGATCCATCACGCGATTGAAACTGCGAAATTCACCCATCTGAATAACCTCCTCCAAGGAAACACCACATCTCGGACGCCGCGCGTCCGAACAAAACCCAACTTCGGACGCCGCGCGTCCGAGCAAACACCCATCTCGGACGCCGCGCGTCCGAACAAACCACATCTCGGACGCCGCGCGTCCGACGACCCAAATCGGCCGTACATACGACCGTTTTCAAACCGGACAGAAACCGGACAGAAACCGGACAGCCCTGAAACCCGTGCTTTTTCAACATAAAGACAATCAACCTGTCCGCTTTCCTGTCCGCTTTCCTGTCCGCTTTACCAGAAACGCAACACCCACACGCACGGCGTCTGAGCAAAATATGACAGTGGAGAGATTTTCGGACAACGTGTCCGAATTTCAGCAGAGACCGGGAGGCTATGTGGGTGGGGGGGAACCACCGAGGGGTGGGGGGTCTGGTCGGAATCGAGCCGGCCCCCCCCCGATCCTCTCACAAAACAAACGCAAAAAAAATGTCAATTGTCTCAGTCTGCAGCTGCCGCAGAATCAGATGAACACCCGCGTACAGCTGTGGCCAGCTGCGGACATCAGAAATCTGTGACACTCTACGGCAGAGAGTCGCAGAATGCCTGGGGGCTGGGCTGGGATGCCCGCCCCGGATCGGCCGGACCCGAACGGAATCAGGCAGAAGTACCAGCTGCCCGCCCCGCTGCCCGCCCCGCTGCCGGCACAGCTGCCCGGTATCGCAGCTGCCGCCCCGGATCGCTGCCCCCGCTCCGCTGCCCGGCGTCCGCGGTCCCTCCCCCCCTGCCTCAGATCACAGCTGACCGTGCCGGCTGCGTTTATTCGGTGAGGGGCGACATCCGCCCCGGCCGAACCTGCCCGGCATCCTGGCAGCTGGAGACACTGACCCATGACCACACAGACCGCAGTCCCAGTCATCACGCCCGACACGTACACAGCTGACGGCTTCTCGGTTGACCTGCTGCAGATCGCTGACTGCTACTTTGGCCGCGTCCGCCGCGACGACGGACACTGTGGCGCGTGGGAACGCATCGACGGCCAGGCCCGCCAGCACATGATGCAGACGTGGGGCAAAACCAGGCTCCCGCTGGTCCGTATCTACCACGAGATGTGTCGCTGAACCGACCGTGATCCCTGCCACCCGCCCGGCACAGTGTCGGGCGGAGACCAGGGCGCACGATCGCGACCCGCCGACACTGCCCGGCATCCGGCAGCTGGAGACCCTGACCGATGACCGACACCGCAACCATCCGCGAGGCCGTCACCGAACTGGCATTTAGTCCGAAAGCGATATGGCCGAACGGCCTGGGATTCAGCTGGCGAGGCTGGGAGTACACCTGCCGAGGCCGCGATCACTGGACCGCCACCCGCGACGACCATTTGTCAGGTAAGGTATTGCTGGGTCGTGGCGAGACACCCACGGACGCAAAGGCCAACGCCTATTCTTGGGCTGAGTGAGTCCCGCCACCCCTCGCCGCAGCTGGCGAGGGAGACCCGGACGCATTCCGCGACCTGCCGACCCTGCCCGGCATCCCGGCAGGACTGGAGACTACGACCCATGACCACGACCACCACCGCACCCCGTGTCTACGTTGGCACGTACCACAAGTACAACTGCGGCAGCCTCGCGGGCGCCTGGCTCGACTTGGACGACTACGCCGACGCAGACGATTTTTACGACGCATGCCGGCAGCTGCACGGCGATGAGGCCGACCCGGAACTGATGTTCCAGGACCGTGAGGGTTGCCCGTCTGAATGGGTGGAGGAATCGCACATCTCCCCCCATCTGTGGGAATGGCTGGAACTGAACGACGACCAGCGCGACATGGTGACGGCGTACATCAACCATCAGGGCGACCACGGCGCGACCGTGACCGACATCGTCCACCGGTACAATGGCTGCACTGCCGGCAGTTTCCAGGACTGGTGCATTGAGAACTTCGGCCACGAAATCGAGGAGCGATTTTCCGAATCCGACCCCGAAGGCAACGTCCTGGTGCAGTTTTTTGACTGGCGAGCCTGGGCGAAATACCTCTCACACGACTATGTGACAGCCTGCGGCGATGACGGCTACCTGCACATCTGGTCAAACCGCTGAGACCGTGATCCCTGCCACCCGCCCGGCACAGTGTCGGGCGGAGACCAGGGCGCACGACCGCGACCAGCCGAACCTGCCCGGCTTCCGGCAGGACTGGAGACACTGACCATGCGTGTGGAAACCTACACCGTCGGCGATCGTCAGCTGTGGAGGGCTGCGGATTTGCTCCGCATCACTCCCAGTCTGGAGGCGTCGATACATCCGCGCGATTACCCGCGGCCAGATCACGACCGGCCACGCCTGATCGTCGCCTGTGGGATGGGCGTCGACAGCTGGGCGATGCTCGTCGAAATGCACAACCGCGGCATCCGGCCG